AACAGAAAGTTCGAACAATATAAGAGCAATATGTATATTGAAGTTGTTCATAGTATTCGTGATATGTTATTAAATATGGGATTGGAACACGAATATTATAATATTAATCATCTAAATAAAGGAAATCATACTAATAATAATAATGAAGATATGATACGCCAAATTATCCGTATACGTTGTAATAATTTGAAACATATTATCCAGCGCACCAATAGTATTATAGAGAAGGTTAATAATACATTCCCAAATAAGATGAACCCATATAATATGCAAGAATTTAATTTAGTGGGTGAATTCCAGAAATCATTAAAACACTTTACCACTAATCATCCGGACCACGGACCCATCTTTAAACATCTCTACACAATAACTAATAATCCAAGCCTGAAAGAATTACCAGAAAAATTAAATATTACTGTTGCAAATAATTATATTGATATGAAAGTATTACAAAAATTAAATAACACGGACAGTTTATTATTATTCTATTATGTTATGAATATGTTTAAATTAATAGAGTATAATGAACAACCCGCTATAAGAACCAATATAACATTCCTCTTAGTTCGTACAATTCAACATTGTTATAATATGTATTATACACCTCTTGAAAATTCACAAGTTCGCAAATTTGACAGTATTTTATCTATTGAAGCACCTTATATTGATGAATTTTTAAGAGTTGTTGGATATTACCAGGAACTTGTTAATGTTAAGGAGATTGACGAAGAGGCTAATAAAGAGAAAGAACAAGATATGAATGAAGAGAATAATGCATTAGACTTGGATGAATATGATGAAAATGATTTATATGAAGATGGGGACCCAAATGAGGATGTAGTTGAGAATCTTATGAATTATGATTATTAGAAAAAATTGATATTATAACTCTAAAACACCCTTGCTTTATATAGTTAATGTCTTACCTTTACTCACTTGTAGCCCGTCTTTTTACATCCGAACAAGAAAATACAAATGTTAATACTGAAAAATGTCAAGAAGAAGAATGTCAAGAAGGAAAATGCACAACCGAACAAGAACAAGTTACACAAATGATTAATGAAACCAATGCACGTATTGAAACAGCTCCTAGTGCAAATAAAATTAATGAACTGAACCGTTTGGTTGCTCGTCTGGAAGTCCGTCTTCTGGAGGCACATAGTATGAATGAAAAACTCCAAGAATATGCTGATAATCTTATTAAGGAGAAACAGGCAATTGAAACAAAATATGCCAGGGAATGTGAAAAGAATCATCTTCTCCGTGAAAGATTCCTCAAAGAACCAGATGTGACAACTCTTTTTGCAGGTCTTGATAATATGACCATTAATCAATTCAAGAATGTTATTCCAAAGATGGACCTGTCTGAATTCTCAGATTTGACCACAAAGGATAAGTATTTCAATGCCTGTATGTTTATGCTTGTTCGCAAGTTCAATGCAAAGAATCCACATAATACAAATGAATTTATTGATTATGTTCTTAATAATGATTCACTAACAGTTAGTGTTAGAGAATATCTTAATAGCAATGAGAATATTGCGACTGTTAAGAGGGAACTATGTGATTTCTATGAATTTGCAAAAATGTTTGCGGATTAAAAAATAAATTTGAGCATCGCTATTTGTGGTGTGTGCAATTCAAAAGTGCGATTATTGCTCTGCAATTACACGCACTTTTGACTTGTCGCAACCAGTTTTGGTTGAGGGACTATAAATCCGCATTTGCGGATTGTCCTCAACACATTTGAAAACGGTTTTCGAATCGCCGAGACACAATTGTGGTGTGTACAAGTTAAATATTTTGAATGTAGCGTAAATGGTACATTAATTTATAAAATAAGATACCAGTAAATTATTAATATAAATTATTATAATGAATATAAAAATTATATTAGTAATTTTCTTAATACTACTATGTATATTTTTAGTTTATATACGTCAAAAAGACCATTTTGAGAGTAATATATTTTATGACGTTTATGTATTATATGTTCCATCCAGATATGAATATATATCAAACATGTTAAATAAAGTATTTAATAATATAATATATTATAAGGGACCTGATAAAAATACTTTTAATAAAGAACAATTAATTAAAGAAGGTAAAATATCATCATCATATACTTTATATAATAATGGGCGATATGCTTGTTATTTAGGACATTATAATATATGGAATAAATTTCTTAACAGTGATAAGAAATATGCTTTAATTTTTGAAGATGATATTTATTTTGATAATAATTCTGATAGTAATTTAGAAATCAAATCTAAATTATTAAATATATTAAATAATATACCAAAGGATGCAGATATCGTATATGTAGATTACTGTTATGAAACTTGTAACAATGTGCAAGAATTATTTTATAAATCAAATAAACCATTATGTAATCATTGTTATATATTATCACAAAAAGGTGCAATAAAATTAATTGATAAATTAAAAATAATGACTCATAATAAAGATGAAATGATGAAAGACTTAATAATTAATAAAGAACTAATTTCATATAGTGTAAATAAAGATTACATTAATATTAAACAAGATAGAACTAATTTTAAAAGTAATTTAAATAATAATAATACGCATCCTAAATGTAGTAAAATATTAAACTAATACCGTTTATATGTGCGACCCGCCTATTGAAACGGTTTTCGAATCACCCGTGACACAAATGTGAACAAATACATTTAAATATTAATAATATTATTAATATTAATGAATATATTTACCAATAGTAATAAAATAGAAATATTAACCCAACAAGTGAATGATTTAACAGAACGGATTGAAAAATTAGAATATATATTGCGACGATATCCACCACCATATAATCCTTATTTTAATTTTAATAATGGTAATAGTGCCCCTCCACAAGAGTATAGGCGGTGTGCGCAATTCAAAAGTGCGGACTGCACTTTTGAAATGTCGCAACCAGCTTTGGTTGAGGAAGTGACAAACCGCACTTGCGGTTTGTCATCAACACATATGCCACCAAATATAATGCCATTAAATGTGGTGCCACCAAATGTGGTGCCATTTAATCATTTCCCGCCACCAGATAATAATCAATAATCGCGTTTATTCATATAATATATATAGTATATATTATATGAATTATATTGTCTCATCAATTATATTACTTGCAGTTGTATTAATTATTATTTATATACTTAGTATTGATAACAATATGGAAAAGTTTTCCAATAAATTAAAGGATATATTTAATAGTGTTAAATCTAATAAATTAAATTTTCTGAGTGAGAAAGATAATGTTAATTTACTGAATTTTATAAAGGCATCGTTTAAATATGATGATAATGTTATTATCCCAAAGAAGATATTTTATACAAAGACTGAAAATGGATACGAAATTACTGACCTTGACATTATATGTTATAAATATAATGTTAATTCATTTACAGAAAGCCCATATAAAGTTAATATTTTATTTGTCCCATTTGAGAAAGACCATTATATGAGCAATCAATCTCTCTTGGGTATGCATGGTAATTATAAAATGGATATAGTATCATTTGATAAAAAAATTATGCATCAAAATAAACAAGAAGAAGAATTTATAAATACACCTCCAAAAGTTGAAACACGAGCTCCATCTGAGAAACAAGCAAAGAAAGTAACAATTGATACAAATGATATTTTTATAAGTAATACAAATATACATAGTGAAACACAAAATGATATATTAGATATGATACCAGATATTATTCATCTTACAAGTGAAGATGATACGACTGATACAATTGCCCTAATTTCGCATAACCTTAAATAAGGGGTCATTCTTCAATATATAATCGGGTGTCATATATTCATCGTTAATAAGAATACGCCCGCGGTCAGTTACATATTTACCTTCTTTTGCATATTTTTCAGGAACAACTCTCTTGACAAACTCTCTAATTTTCTCAGGAATGGCTTCATCCGTATGAAATTCGGGGAAGAAACCTTTTTTAGTTAGGGTATTAAAGAAATAATGAATATCATAATATCTATTTTGTTCCGGTTTAATATTTATTTTATCGGTCCATTCAGCTTCTACTTTGCTATTATCCACAATCCCGGGAATACACGCAAAATCAAAATCCCATAATTTTATCATAATACCAATATTTGGTACTATATAAATTTGTCCATTTATTTTATATTTAAATTTGGTATTTTCTTTATTCATATCTATCTTATGAACCAATAAATTATTCGCTTTCATATCATTATGACGAAATCCAGGATATTTATTCTGAATGATTGCTAATACGGATATTATTTGAAACATTAGGACTCGCCATTCTTTTATAGTTAATGATTTATAATTAGTCTTAATATATTCCAATAAATCTCCAGAATTTGCCCATTCAGATATTAAGACAGAAACATTATCATAATATTCTCCTTTCTTATATCTTTTTACAAACATATCATATTTTTTATTATTAACAATATTATCTTTTGGTAAACTGATAAAAGGTTTTATACTGGTATTAAATGTAGTTATTGGTAAGACTATATGAGGAGTCATCTTACTCTTCACAAATTGGGATAACAATCTTATCATTAATAATTCTGCATTTTCGGGGCGTTTAACATTAAACATATCCCCATAATTTTCTTTTCTTGGATATGCTACTATTTTTACGGCATAATTCGGTTTCCCCTCATTGTTTGGCGGAGGATAAACACCTTTAAATGTATGCCCAGTTGAGCCACTTTTAATATATAATAATTTACCTCCTAATTCTTTAATCGCCTTGTTAAAATCAATATATTTTTTTGGTAATAATTCTCTAATGTCGTCTGATGATGATACAACTTCATTACCATCATTTTTAAAATCAATCATACTATCTAAAGTTTTTCCTTCTACCATCGTTTTAATGGTATCTAATCTATATGGAATCGCATTAAAACGCGCCGAATGCGGACTTATTTCTGTGGGTGCTATATTTGTCGTCATATTATTATCAATTATATTTAAATATATGTATATCGTTTAAATAAAAAAATTGATAAATAATAGTTTAATAAAATTATTTTAATATTGTAATGTCAAATTATGACAATATATTATTTCCTGACCTAATGTCACATCTGGGTAGAAAAACAGTTACACCTCCAGAAATTCAAATAAGTATGAATTACGATACTATTAAAGATTTAAAAACACATGAAAATAATTTGGAATATTTCTCAAAATATTATGAATATTGTAAAAAGGGAGATATTGTTAAATTAACAGACCTTGAACGCAGTAAAAAACGTCCTTTTAACATTTCATATTGGGATTCGCTTGGTGTTAATAAATTTTTCATAGCGTGTATTTCCAATCATTTAGAAATTATTAAACGTAAGAGTTGTGATTTTTATAATAGGCTATATTATAAAAGAATATATGAAATAATGTATATATCATATAAATTACATAATATGAATGTATTCAGATTTATGTTAAATATATTGAAATATAAAAATGAAAGTTTTAATATTAATGATGCAATGGAATCATTTGAATTTAATAAATATGGGGATTTCTTCTTGACTCATCATACTCCATATGTGCATTATCCAATTATAATATATTATAAAACTACAAGAAAACCAACAAATCGCGAATATTCATCTTACTTGGCTAATAATGGACTGGGAATACAAATAGACACACGGAAGATTACTCATACAACAGATGGATATAAGCGTATAATTAAACAATCATATTCTACAATTTTAATTTAAAGTTTATGAACAATCCTTAAGGATTGTTCATAAAAATTGATATATTAATTTATTAACAAGTATTATTAATATTAATGGATATCCCAGATATTTACAATTTGGATAATTTCAACAAAACGCCGAATGTCATCAAAATTATTATTAATTATACTTATGAATATATTACGATTTATTACAATGGTATACTTGACCACACTATAATTATGAAACCAGATGACGATGATTTTTGGTTATATAAATCGAACAAAATATATAAATTAAATGATAAAACATTTGAAGAATTATTATCTGGTAAAACATATAATATTACTTGCGACAGTGGATGTGATTTCCAAGAAGAAATAATGTTATGTAATTTAAATGAAAATGATAAAGCTCATTTATATATACATTCAACTATCGAAAAAAATGATAAACCATTATACGATGAATGTGTCATAATCATAAATATTTTTAATAGTTTACCTCTAAATTTAATACGATTTAATGTAGATCCAAATACAATTTATACTTCGTATACTTTGGGTAGAAATGAACAAATAGATTTTTTATATTGTCCGGATGAAGAACTGGATGAACTGCGCAATGCTAAAATGCGATTAAATAAATGTATATTTTTTTCCAAATCAAGTCATATTGCTGCTGAATTTGTTGCAAAAATTATTAATAATTTAACATTTGACAGTTATACAAAACTAGTTGAACTAAAACCAGTTTATAATTCTAAAGTTATGACACTATATTTTTATCAATTTAAAATTACTATTGGAGGTAATTCACATATTATATTAATTTTACGTAATATTAAAATAATTAAAAAAAATTATAATATTACATATAAAATGAATAATGTAATCCGTCTTAATATAAATGAGTTTTGTATGAATGTCAAAAGAATATATTCACATCCTGCAAATCTAAGAGATAATTATATTATAAATCCATATTTAGATGAATATCCATATGCTTCGAGGTGTTTTTAATAAAAATTGATTTATTTTTACATTAATAATATTATTTTGATATTATTAATGAATATCCCAAATATTTACAATTTAGATAATTTTAACAAAACGCCGGATATTATTAAAATTATTACTAATTATAAGGATGAATATATTACGATTTATTACAATGGTACGATTGAAAAGACAATTAAAATGGAAAAGGAAGATACGTCAATGACAAAATATTTATACGGATCATATTATTTATATACAATAAATAATATG